CCTGAACCTGGACCCAGTGGAGGTTGTTGCCTTGGGACCAAGTCTCATTGTCGGTCATGTTGGGGAACAGCTCGCCTCGCACGTTGGTGTACCCCACTGTCACGCCTTCAATCGCGGAGCCCGAAAGCAGCGTGACCCATTCGCCGTAGCTGCCTGGGTCGTCGGGGTTGAAGACGTAGAAGTTGAAGTAGCGGTTGGTCCCGGCATCCGCATCAGACCAGTAGGCGCGCACAGTGACTCGGAAGGGCGTGGAGGGCACGCATGGAAACCAGCCAGAAGGCGAGTCGGCCAGCGCGGTCAGTGACGCGTAGCGCCACGCGATGCTGGTGGACAACGGGCCGCCGGTGATGACGTCGGTGCTGAGACCAGATGCCGTGATCTCACTGTAGTCGGCACCGACGGTTGGAGTAGTAGTCCATCGGGGGGTGCTCGCATTGGAGGACACGGTTTGCGTGAGGTTCGTCGACGCTGCCGCATAGGTGATCATGCCATTGCCGAGGAGCTGACTCTCCATAGTCTGGTTGAAATAGTGAATGGTGTACTCAACGTACCATTCGCCAATCTCAGCTGGTGCGCCGGTGCCACCAGGAATAGTAGGTGTGCTGCCAGTGATGGTCGCTGACACCAGCGCGAAGAAATTGAACTGGTCAGTTTGGCGGATGTCTGAGTCGTCAGCTGCGGAGTACTTGGTCCAGCACATCCGTTTGCAGCCGTTGGGCATGACCCAGTGGTGGTCGTTGAACACGTGAGTGGTGCTTGCCCCCTCGTGGGATGCCAACTTAGTGAGAGCGTCCTCACCAAAGCCGGAGGCATCGGAGGTGTCGGGGTCGTACGCGCCCAGGATGCGCCCTTGCTCAGACACACCGCAACTTGAGGACCACATCAGCTTGACGTAGGTGAACTCGTAGTTGTCAAACATCTGGGCGCCCACCTTCATACGGTCTGCTTGAGTCATGGTGGGGTTGCCAATGAGCTTGAGCAGTTGAGCACCTTGCGTATTGAACGATGTGTTGAGCACTTGGGTGGTGAGCCGCTCACAAGCGGTCCAGGTCATGGAGTTGCCTGAACTGTGTGAGTGGACCTCAGACAGGTGGGGACGCGGGATCTCACGGTACAGGGCAGCCGGGGCCGCACCGAAGTGCTGCTCTTTCATCTCGGGCGCCACGCCGGATGTCTTGACGTGGGCACTGGTCTCCGAGAAGCTGCGATTGGGCGGCCCTGAATACTTGTACCCGACTTCGGCTTGCTTGATGGTTTCAATGGCCTTGTGGGCAGCGGTGCCGGGGACAGTTCTTTTGGAGTACCCGCTCTTGGGGGCGGCGGAGCCGTCGGCACGTTGCTTGAAGCGAGTGTTGTAGCCCTGCGCGAAGTCTTTCTCGGCGTGACTGCGGACGGTTTCTTCGTGCTTGTAACGATGTGCGGCGGGCTGCACAGGC